GGTTCTCGGACATCGTGACACTTCGCCCGATCTGGACGGGTCCGGTGAAGTTGAACCGGCTGAATATATCAAGGCGTGCCCCTGTTTTGATGTTCGTTCCGAGTTTTCTAATTTCTTGCGTAATATAGTTGTCCGACCATGAGGCGGCTAGTTTATACTATCATATTGCTGACGTCAGCAATATGTTTCATATCCTGTGGCAGTCACCACTCGAACATGAAGCAGGATATTTCTACCGATCTTGCAGTTGTAAGCCATAAGAAAGATTCTACTTCTTCCGATAAGCAAGTAGAAATAATCGAAGCAGGCAAAGCTACTGAATCGGTTGAATCCTATGAAGTGAATTATGATACCGATAAACCTGTTGACCCAGTCACCGGTAAGCCACCAATAAAATCGGAGAAATGGGTAGGGGCAAAGAAAGAATCAGAGTTTCATAAGCAGGAGAATGTGGAACAAACTAATAATTCAGTTTCCAATGAATCAACGTCTTCCCGACAACAGGAAAACGTTCATCTGGAAGCTAGTAAACAAAAAGACGAATCAACCATATTAAAACAAATTGGATGGGCCGGAGTGGGAAGTGCTCTGCTTATTATATCTTGTATTATTGCCTGGTTAGTGTACAAGAGGAAAAAGAAGAAAGATAAATAACCAGACCTTCCGGGGGGGTGAAAGAAAAAGCCCCCAGCCGTTAGTAAAGTGCTCTAACCTACCTACTAACGCAACATGCGCTACCGCCACATGACTGGGGGCTAAAAGTCCTCTGCCATGACGGTAGCGCATTTGCGTTTTGTGTAGGAAGGTTAGAGACTACAAATATAGTTACTAACGGTAAACTTGCAAAATAATGAAGAGGAATAATGCCGACCGAGTATTAAATGAAAGACTTCGGGCAGGCGGAAAAGCATTAAAGTATGTACATAGTAAATTTGACGAGACGCAGACCTTTATTGGTAACTATTTGAAATTTCCTGAAATTCTGTCTCCTATGGATTTTATAGGTCAGATTTTAAAGAAAGATAATAATTTGTAGATTGTTGGGGTAATTTCTATCTTTGCACCAACACTGACGTCATAATCAGTGTTGCGTTAAATGAGCCGTCTGGGATGTGAATTTCGGACGGTTTTTCATTAAAGTTGCAAATGTTCTACTATTGTTCTACAAAGATGGTGTTAATAATATGTTAATCCATTTATTCATCGTAGATATAGCTGTATTTGATGTGAGATTCCGGTTCTGAAGGTCGTGCGTTTGAATCGCACCGGGGTCACAGAAAAAAACGCAATTACTTCATCTGTTAGTAGTTGCGTTTTTTGTTTTCTATTTATTCTTCTTTCGGGCGGGAAGTGCAGACTAATTGTTTGTTGGTGTTAGCCGGATTATTTATATCATCATAGAATTCCCAGTCTCTTTCTAGCCTTTTAGCTACATCAATTCCTTCTGTATAATAGATATATTCTTTCTTTGCTACATCAAAAATGCCATAAGAAAGAATATCCTTCTCTTTTCCTTCCTTGTCTTTATAAGTGTTCTTGACCAATAATATTTTATATTTTCCGTCTTCCCGAACGCTGTATTCTTTATTGGCTTGAAGAGTGTATGTGCCGGAAACATCTGTCATATTGGAAGCGGTTGGCTCCATTTCTACAACAATGTTTGTAGGCTCTTTTGAGGCTGGAGTGTCTGTGGAGTCATCATTGCAGGCAAACAGCAAAACAACTAATAGTAAATTAAGCAATTTCATCTTTGTATTTTTATAGGTTCTTGATTTTTTCTTAATCTATAATGTGTTCAATCAAAATTATTTCTTGCACAAATGTACAACTTTTGCATGATATAAAGGTCGTAATAGATAGATAATTGTGTTCCCTGTTATTATTTACAGTTGCATAATTTAGTCTAAAGAGAATAAAAAGTTGTTTTAGCTGATTGATTTCCCATAGAAAATGCTAACTTTGTAACGATGAAGAAGTAAACAATAATATGTTGATATAGTATGTTCATAGCTTTCCAGATGTAGACATTTGACGATAAATTATATTAATCCCAATAAATATAAATAAGAATGGAAGAAGCTAGAAAAAAGAAATGGGGTAGTGTTGCGCTGATTATCGGAGCTATTGCTTTTATCATTATTATGATTTACTTTACAGTTATTTCAAGTCTCAACATGTAAAACAGATCATTATGGCGTTGAAAAATTAAAGCTTGGACATTTCGTTTGAATCTGTCCAAGCTTGTTTTTTATGGTTCCGGATGATTGACCGGCAATATGGTAACGCTTTCTCTTTAGCTTCTTGAAACCTGAAGTCCCTTATCAGAAAGAGTCATTTCTACAAAACGAGTACGAGGATTAGGAGCTTGTTCCGTCAGTATCCGTCGGATTTGTCCGGCTGCTTGCGGGTCTTTGGCTACCATATATAAATAACCGCCGCCACCTGCACCGGGGAGTTTGTATCCCAAGGTGTAATCCTTGATTTTCTCGATAATGGCTGCTACTGCCGGAGGATTGGTCCCGCAGTCTAATGCCTGGTTTTGTATCCAAGTTTTGCCGACTAAACGACCGAAACTTTCGAAATTACTCCGTAAAATAGCTTCACTCATATCCATTGCATGAGCTTTCATTTCGGCCAGCAAACTTAGGTGCGGACCGGAATTGAGGAACATGGAACTGACAATCTCTGCCAAAATACTTTTAGCAGTACGAGTAATTCCCGTATAATATAACAGATGACAGTCGCGGTAATCAGGATG